TACATTACTTTCCAACCAGAGCTAATATTTTCATCAATGGTTATTGGACCAACTGTATTACCAGTAGTATGAATACCACCATCTGTAACTGATTGAATGAAAGCCCATTTACGTTTTGGTTTAGTAATATCTTCGGCAACCGCAAATGGTTCTTCAAATAGAACATAAGCAGACTCGGTGAATAGATTGCGAGGTTCTGGATCAGTTGGAAGAAGTGATAGACTTGGGCCACCATTGGTAGTTGAAATGTAACCAGTTGACATTGTGTCTTGACCTGATACCTTAACCCAATACCAACCACTCTGAACAACTGATGGGTTGGGGCTTACGTTGATTGCTACTGGTTTGTGTGAGTCCATAAAGAATAGGGATAGATCATCATTATAAAGAAGTGGAACAATTTGACTGGCGGCAATTTCAGAAGTTGATTTGTGTGTTGGGAAATGTTCAATATTTGAAATTTTATAGTCTTGTTTATACAAGATACCATCATCACCAAATTCAACTGTTGATGAATATTTTTTGGTAGGATCATAATTATTAAAATATGGTGATTGACCAGCATATACACGGTTTACTGCTTTAAGTTTGACAATTTCTGGGCCATAAGATAATGGGTATGAGTTATAATCTTCACCATTTGCCATACGATTTTGTGAATAGTAAACACGTGGCGCACGTTCTTTGATTTGTTTATCTGTTTCTGTAGCAGCAGAATTACGAATAGTATCAAATAAGTCAAAGGTAAAGGTGACTTCATATTGTGAGTCTTGGTTTGTTCCAGTGTTACTTGAATATTTGTATGTAACAGTCTTAGCTCTGATTTCTTGTGGATTTATGGTATATTCTAGACCATTCGAAACACGTGTCCAGATTCTAAAAAGACCTTTTGGAACCGTACCAAAGCGACCATCAGAAAATCGAACATTGATCTTATCATCATCTAGTGTTTGGACAGAGAAAATCTTTCTGGTTTCTTTGTCAATACTATTGTAAACAATATTTTCAATAGATGGAATTTTTACCCATTCTTCAACCAAATCACCATTTTCATTAATTTCAGAAACCCAAACATCACTATCGTTAATATTTGAATAATTTATATTGGTTGAACGATTTTCGATTGCGGATGAAAAATTGTAGTTTTGAAACTCTAGTTTACCCTGTTTGAAATATAGAAAGAAACCAGTATTAACTGAACCATTCCCAGAACCATCGTTCATATAGATCATAGTTTTAGATGAATTAGGGTCTGGGTGATATTCTTCAAAAGAACCATTTTCATTAACATCTGCGTTAATGATTTCAAAAGTCATATTTTCACCAGCAACGATAGCATTAAACTCTTTGGTTACTGGGGTTCTTGGAATGGTTCCCATTTTATAGGTTTGGATGTTTGTTCCATCAACCGTGACATTTTTATTTGGTTTACCAAATGGGTTGTTTTTATTAAATGAAGCATTCATGACTATAATGAATTGTTCAAACCAATCAGGGTTTTGTGGGTCATTCCATAGAATAACTTTATTTTGAAGATTTCTACCTTCATGGTCAGTAATCAGTTGGGTAGTTTTAACCGAACGAATTTTCAATTTACCTTCTGCGGATTTGTTTCGTGATGGTGTATATGAAATCATTTTAGCCAAACGAAGAATTGACTCACGGCGTTCAGCGGTATCAAGGAAGTTATCACGTGCGTTCATATCAACACGATATGCTAAACTTTCGCCCATATAGGCCAAAAGATCAATAAGCATGATAAATTCAGAGTTTTCGGTCCAATCGTTAAAGTCTTCTGGATAGTTCACACGAATGTATTCAATCATGGCCGCTTTGATGGTATCAAATGAATAGGCTTTGAAGTTTACATTTGTGAAAGTTTTATAGATAGCAGACCATTCTTCCCCTAGAAACAAGTCATTTTGTCTTATAACGATATTTGTCATTAGTTATTATCCCCGGATGTTTCTGTGATGGTCCCTGCTTGGGTATTCAAAGAAAGGTTAAAATCAAACTTTATATCTTCACCAATATACAATAACACACAGTCAACTTGGATTTGATATTCAATATCAGTATTTACCGCAATATCTAATAGTTTAACCCGTGGTTCAGTTGAAATGATATAAAGGACTTCTGTAACTATTTCCTGAATATTGACCTCTGTTTTAAGTTCAAACAACATATCCAATAACTTACAACCAAATTCGGCATTACGTAGTCTTTCAGTTTTCCTAGTGTTGATGATATTAACCAAGTCTTGCTTGATCAAATCAACGTCATAAAGGTAATTACGTCTATTACCTCCAACAGTAGAATAACCTTTGTATGTTGTTTTTTTAATACTCATCACTGACCTTTTTATGTTTGATTGAAATTATTTAATTGGTAAAAAAGGGTATTTTTGACAATTAAATATTCACAATAGATAATCCCAAGGATAGTAAATGACAGACAAATATGTGTTTCAAGACTCAGTTCCAAGTGTAAAATCAAAAATGAAGTTATCAACACTTCTACCAGAATACATTCAAACTGTTACCAATCGCAACTTTATTGATGCTACATATGAAACTCTATTTTCAGAAGACCTTTCTGAAACTGTTGCTGGTTATGTTGGGGAAAAACCTGATACACTTTATAATAACAAAACTGATTTTTATCTTCCAGAAATCAATAAAAATCGTTCAGACTATCAACTTACCCCACTTGTTTCAAAAAACATGGCTGGTGAATTTGAATTTAAGAAAACATATCAAGATATTATCAATCACCTAAAATATCAAGGTGCTAATATAAATTCTCATGAACGTCTATTCAGACAGGAATTTTATAGTTTTGCTCCTATGATTGATATTAACAAATTTCTAAACTATTCACAATACTACTGGTTGGATAAAGGTCCATCAGTTGTTGATTTTACTGATTTGGTTGAAAGTGTAAGTCTTACCGATAGCACTTTTACCGTAACTAATCATACATACTCAACTGGTGATAAAGTTACCGTGTCTGGTTCTTATCCACCAAACCTATTACCAAACACCCAATATTATGTTATAAATGTTGATAGTAATGAAATTCAACTTGCGGAAACATTAGAAAATGCCGAAGCAGGTATCTTTATCAACTTCCAGTTTGGATCAAATTTTAACGTTACTTTGGAAAAATATACAGACCTTTCAAGTTATGTTGGGTTGGTCAATGGTTCGATTTTTGGATTGACACTTTCCAATGGATTAGTTATACGTTCTTTCAATGATGCGTTAAGCACAAATAATGGCGTTCGTTATATTGTTGAAGGTGTAGGTAGTTCAATTCGTCTTATTGAACTTGATGTTTTGATTGGTTATGATAGTTCACCATATGATACACAACCATATGATTATGATGAGCGTTCATTCGTCGGCAATATTGCTGATGTAGATTATGTGACTATTGAACGTGGTTCATTGGATCAAAATATTTGGTCAATGAGAAACCGTTGGTTCCATATTTCTGTTCTAGGTGATATTGATCTTCAAAATGCTTTAAGAGCACAAAGACCAATCATTGAATATGTTCGTGATATTGAACTTTATGATTTTGCTAAAATTGGTAAAGGTGCCATTGATTTAGTTTATGCTAATGGTAACATTCAATCCATTATGGGCAATGAGGAAAATATCATTGATGGTGTTGTAGTCGCTAATGGTATGAAAATACTTGTAATCAATGATGCTGATACATCCCGTTCAAACATTGTATATGAAGTATTTGGTTTGGATCAAGGATCATTTTCTTTGACCGAATTATTCACTTTGGAAAATGACGAAGGTGTGTTTGTTCGTTCTGGTGATACCTATAATAATACACACATTTTCAATTCAAATGGTCAGGCCAATATTGGTCAACAACGCATAGATCAAACAACTGATATTCTTTTCCAACTTTACGATTATGAAGGTAATCGTCTTTCTGATGAATCCATTTATCCAGAAAACAATTTTGCTGGTTCAACTTTATTCCAATATAAACGTTTGGAAACTGGTACACCAGATACATATCTTGGTAGAATAATTGCTAAAAACACACTAGGTGATTATCTTTATGTTAATACTATTGATAATACCAGATATACCTATGTTTCTGATTTCATTGAAACTGAAATCATTGGTTCTTATTTTTGTAGTATTGGTGGTGAATTTAGAAATCATTGGCACAAAAATGACATTCGTGTTAATCAGGCAATTATTGACGAATATGTGATCGAGGCCGATCAATCTGGTAATTTCCAACGTCAATTTAAACTTTCACAAATACCAATGGATATTTCTGATCTTCAACCAATTAACTTGATTGTTAAATTGGATGGTCGTAGACTACAAATCGGTTCAGACTTTACAATGGTTAATACTAATGGTGAAAATATCATTGGTCTAAGTGATAATATCCGCCTCTCTGATGCGGCCTTTGCTACTGTTACCGAAGGTAGTTTGATCAAAATTTATTCATATTCAGATGAAGTTCCATCTTCTAATTTCGTAGGACATTATGAAGTTCCATCCCTAGTTGGATTAACATCAAACATTGATAATAAGAACATTTCAGAAATTGGCAGAAATGAAGTATTTGATCACTTTGCCTCAATACTTGAAAGACAAACAGATTTCACTGGGGAAGCACTTGGTAATAACAATAGTAACAATCTAAACGTCCATTATGGTCGTGGTAACAAGATTGTTCAAAATACAGCAAGTCTAACCAAACTAGCTGTAATCAATAATGATGCTTCTGATGTAATTCTTTCAGTTAATTATGGTGAACATTCTTACCGTCGATTTAATTCAAAATTCAATAACAAGATTGCCGAATATCATAACAAAGGTTATGGTTTCAATGTATCTTATTCCACTTGGGTTAGTGATATTCTAAGTGAAATAAATCTAGGCAAATCAGAAAGTTTCCCATACTTCAATTCTGGTATGGCAGGATATGATTTTGTTCCACCTTCACCAGCCTATCTAGGTCTTACACCAATGTTTAGGCCACATATGTTCTTGGATACATCTTTGATCAATCCAACATATATGATTCGCTGTCACACTGGTGAACTTGTTCCTGCTAAATCAGTTCCATCATTAATTGAAGAAATTGATCTTGACATAGACGTTGATACTTACCAAATTAACAAAAACTTGGTTTACCCATGGGAAGTTGTAATTAATCTTGATGGTGTTACGCTTGTTCCATTTATTGATTATATTGTTGTTGGTAATAGCAACATTCAATTCAAAAATCATCGTATTGGTGATATTGAAGTTTATGATATTGTTGATGTTGAAGATTGCGTTAAACTTTATTTTGAAAATGAAGTGGCGAACAGTTCACCATTCCATGAAGACACTTATAGACCTGTTTTCAATCATCTTGAAAATAAACCCGGTTTCTTTAGAAGCACAGATTATTCAAAATCTGAATACAATGATATGCTTTCAGAAAACTTCAATAGATGGGTTTCTTTTTATGGTGCCGATCCTTATACCAATATTACAACAGATGTGAATAATCACCTAACATGGAATTATACTGGTTCTGTTACTAAATCAGGGGATGTTCTTAAAGGTTCTTGGCGTTCAGTTTTCCTACATTACTATGATACTGATAGACCTGCTTTGGCCCCATGGGAAATGCTTGGTTTTACTGAAAAACCATATTGGTGGGTTTCAACATATGGGGATGCCCCATATACTTCGGTGAACGTCGAGCTATGGGATGACATTCGTGATGGTGTTATACGCCATGGGCTACGTTCTGGTAGCTATGATTATCTTAAGCGTCCTACCATCTATGATTTCATTCCAGTGGATGGGAATGGCCTCCAGCGCAGTGTAGTAGACATTTTTGGTATTCAGGAACCAAGTAATTTGATGAAACGTGCAGATTGGACTTTCGGTGATGTTTCACCAATCGAATACCAATGGATACGTTCATTCCATTATAACTTTGGACAACTGGTTGCTAATTACAGAATGAAACCAAATAACGTGGTTGATCTTCTATGGGAACCTGAAAATATGGTTCGCCTATTCCCAGAACAAGAATTTTCACAACTTGTTTCAAAGGATACATATTTCCGTCAGAAAAATTCTACATTGAAAATTCATAACACCATTATCAATGATGAAAGGGTTTTCAAATTTGGTCTACAGCAATATATCATTGGATATGTTATGGATCAAGGAAAGTCTGCTGATTTTGTAAAAGATATTGTCAATAATATTTCTGTCAACTTGTCATATCGTGTTGGTGGATTTGTTGAAGATTCAACCCTTCGTGTTGTTGCTGATAACTTTGGTCTTGTTCCAAATGAAAATCGCCATATCGTTCTACACAATTCTTCTGCCCTTGAAACTATCAATTATTCTGGTGTCATTATTACAAAATTGACTGATGGGTATAAGGTTACTGGTTACAATGACAACGAGTATCGTTTTGTAAAATCTGTACCAGTTCAAATGTCAAAAGTTGAAAATATTCGTGTTGGTGGCAAAAAACCAAACGTAGTTGCTTGGACTGCTTTTGTCAAATATGCGGTTGGAACTTATATTCGTGTTGGATCACAATTCTATCGTTCAATAACCGAACATAGATCATCTAACACATTTGAAAATGATCTATCAAATTGGGTTCCAGTTCCAGAACTACCAAATATTGGTGGTTTGGTTGTCAAAAAATATTCCGAATACACAACCAATGAAAATGTTGAATTTGTTGAATATAATAAAACCTTGAAAAATGCTCAAGAAATTGCTGACCTATTATTGGGATATGAACATTATCTTGAAAGTTTAGGTTTTGCGTTTGATACAACTGATCAAACTCCCGGTGGAACAATTACTACATTTGAGGAATGTTTGAAACAAATCCTTACATGGATTCAAACCAATCCCTCAGATGGTGCCACACTTGCTCTATCACCATTTGCTACTAAACTTAAATTAACGGTAGACCATGGTTATGTTGATACCTTGGAAAACTTCCCTAATGGTATTGTTCCTATTATTTCAGGAAATGGTTGGAAAATTGACGTTGATAGTCTAATGGTTTCACGTCATGATAATAACTTTGTTATCACAATTGATGCTGAAAAGACTGCTGAACTTCTTTATGGTGCTAAGTTTGTAATTAAAGAAATTGAACACTTGATTATTTTTGATAATATTACAAACTTCAATGATGTTATCATGGATGATTTGGTTGGTATTCGTCAACCCCGTTTCAAACTATACATGTCTAAATCTGGTGATTGGTCTGGTAGAATGAAGGCTTCTGGTTTCATTATCAATGAAAATGGCCTGTCTTCAAACTTGGAAAAATCAGTCAATGACTTTAGAAAATTCTATGACACCGACCAATATGTTATTGGTGGTGATTTTAATGCTGCTTCAAAACGTCTGGTTGGTTTCCAAGCACGTGATTATTTTGATAATGTTCAATTTGATGCTCGTGACTCATTCCAATTCTATTCTGGTATGTTGAAAGAAAAAGGGTCTTCACAGTCTGTAAACAAATTCTTAAGAAATGATTTTGTTCGTAGTAGATCAAATATTTCTATCAATGAAGAATGGGCAATCAGACTTGGTTCTTATGGTAACACTATTGGAAATAGCAATATTAAGTTTAAATTACTTCTAAGCGACATTAAAGCCAATCCACAAATTGTTAAATTTGAAGATAATGGTTTCGATGATCCTAGAAATAGTGAAATTGAAATTTCAGCAAATGATGATCGTTTCCTATTTGTTCGTCCATCCAATCCGGGGGCAAACCAATTCGAAGTTGGATACATTTCACCAAAACTTCCTAATGCTGGTTATGCTCTCCTATCAGATGCGAAAGTTTATCTACCATTCCTTAATGGTGATGCCTCACAACTATTCAAAAACACCAATGGTGATGTTTCACTTATTGAAGGTGATCGTCTATGGATTGCTGACACTGGTTCAAATGACTGGGGTATGTTTAAACTACTCAACTCATCACAAACTATTTCAGTTGTATCAGGAACAACAAGTCTAACTGTTACGATTGATGATACTTCTGATTTTTCAGAAGGTCAATATATCCTATTCGATAAAGCAAACATTAATACCTTGTTTAAAGTTTTGTCAATTGTTGATGCTACAAAACTTGTTATTGGTCCTATTGGAACATACACAATTTCTGATGTTAGTGAATTTGTTGACGCTACTATTCTAACACTCGAGAATGTTCGTTTTGTTGATACTGATGCATATGAAGCCTATACACCAATTAAACCATGGACTTCAACTGATCTAGTCTTTATCGATAATGTAGATGATAAATGGAATGTTGTAAACCCAGTTTCAAATGAAACTCGTGTTCAACCACTTCAATCAACATTGGGTGGATATCTAAACGGTCAATTGGTTGAAAATAATATTGTATTGGCTAATATTGATCCTTACCATCCAAGTATGGGAGTTATTCCTTTTGATATTAGAAAAGAATTGGATTTCATTACTGCGTA